GCGCGGAAACTTGCAGCGGAGAAGAACTACACGATCGCGTCCAACGGAGCCGCATTCACTCGTGACTTCCGTGGGATGATTCCTGAGTTGATGGAACATTTCTACAACGTCAAGACTGAACGATCAAAAGAACTCACTGCGGCCAGGAAACAATTGGCGGCTGATCCGAAGAACAAGGCGTTGAAAGTCAAAGTTTCCAATCTCAAATCGCGTGTGTCTGCTGTGAAAGTGGGATTGAATTCCTGCTACGGAGCTACAGCCAATCCATACTTCAAGTACTTCAACAACCGTGTGGCCGAAGCAGTCACTTTATCCGGACAGACCCTGATCCAGACGGTAGCTAACGAACTCAACGTAGAATTCAACTGGATCATTGAACCCGGTGCAAGCCGCGACTATGTGATTGCGTCTGATACGGATTCGGTGTATGTGGACTGTTCTTCTATTGTTCGGAAGGCGCAGTGGGCGGGTGTATTGGCGAGTGATGCTAGTACGGCCGACATTGTGAGTTACCTCGAGAAGCTCTGCTCCGGTAGTTTGCGCACGATGATGGATCGAATCAGCGCTGACATTGCAACCAAGACCAACGCTCTTAGCTGTGTGGTCAGCATGGCTCGTGAGGCGATCGCCGATGATGCCGTGTGGATTGCTGGTAAGAATTATGTAATCCGCGTATGGAACAACAAGGGTGTGGCGTACACCGAGCCTGAATACAAGATCATGGGTTGGGATGCCGTCCGATCTACTACACCATCGTTGTGCCGCGAAGCTCTAAAACGTGCGGCGCCGATCGTACTGGATGGTAATCAGGATAGATTGTTGAGCTTCATCGACGAGTTCCGCGATGTATTCAACAAGGCCGATCCAGCTCTGATCGGTAAGAACTCCAGCTATAAAACGGACACGCGCGTCACTACACAGGCGATGCGTGCAGGTTCGTTGTATAATGACATGGTACACAAGAAAAAGCTGACGTTGACGTATCCTCCGATCAAATCCGGGTCAAAGATTCGCGTGGTAACGCTGAAGACGCCGAATCCTGTTGGCTCTGACGTCATAGGATTCCCCTCTGGCAAACTACCGGATGAATTTGGGTTGAATCAATACATCGACCGCGATGCGATGTTCGACAAGCTGTTTATGACGCCGCTCAGCCGGCTAGCAAAGCCCGCTGGTATGGAAACCGTACACATTGACACCCTTTCCGCTTTCATGTGAGGCATAACACGATGGCCGCTGTATCGATGATGGATAAGATTCGCAAGGCTTCTACGATCAAGGAGACGTCTATCCTTGCTGACTCCAAGCTATTCAATGACGACGAACCTGCAGTAACTCAGGTGCCTATGCTGAACTTGGCGTTGTCGGGGTCATTGACTGGTGGTCTCACGTCTGGCGTGACCATGATTGCGGGCGAGAGCAAGCACTTCAAGTCCACGTATGGTCTGATTATGTGTGCCGCGTATCTGGCGAAATACCCGGATGCTGTGATGGTGTTCTACGACTCGGAGTTCGGCACGCCGCCTGATTACTTCACGGCTGCCGGTATTGATCCGGCGCGCGTTATTCACTCACCAGTGACTACGGTTGAGCAACTACGAACTGACATCACGAATGTCTTGAACTCGGTCGAACGTGGCAATCACGTGGTGATCATGATCGACAGCATCGGCAATCTGGCGTCCGCCAAGGAAACTCAGGATGCCGCCGATGGTAAGTCCACGGCCGATATGACTCGCGCTCGTCAGATGAAGAGCCTGTTCCGCATCGTGACGCCGAAGATCAAGCTGGCTGGCATTCCGTGCATCGTGATCAATCACGTTTACAAGTCGATGTCCTTGTTCCCCACTGACGTGGTTAGTGGTGGCACGGGTGCGTATTACTCGAGCAACACTGTGTGGATCATCGGACGCCGCCAAGTCAAGGAAGGCACCGAAGTCACCGGATACGACTTCATCATCAACGTGGACAAGTCGCGATTCGTTCGCGAAAAGAGCAAGTTACCCATATCCGTATCGTTCGAGAACGGTGTTCAGACATACTCGGGTATTTTTGAACTTGGTCTTGCGCTTGGATTCGTCAACAAGGAATCGATCGGCTGGTACACGCTGGATGGTGTACCGAACAAGCTGCGCGCGGCGGACTTTCTGAAACCTGAAGTCGCGAAGGTTCTTCTGAACAACCCCGACTTTGTATCCAAGGTCGAATCGTCATTCTCCATTGCCAACTCGCCACTTATTACTGACGACGATGCGGTAGAATCTGACGATGAAGACCACGAAGGCGTTTAATACATGGCTGGTACGGCAATTGAACAAGACATCGTAAACAGTCTTGTGTTTGATGGCGACTATGCGAAGAGCGTCGTTCCTCACTTGGTGCCTGAGTATTTTTCTGACGACGGGATGCGAGACATCATAAAGATCGGCTGCGCGTACTTTACTCGGTATCACGCTCAACCGACCCGCGAAGCTTTGGCGATTGAACTTCAGTCAGCCTCTGGTCTATCGCAAACTCAATTCGACGGCGCCAAATCCATCATCCAAGCTATCGATCGCCCTACGTCGGATCATCAATGGCGCGTAGATAAGGCGGAGGAGTTCTGTCAAGATCGCGCGTTGTACCTGGCTGTCCTCAAAGCAGTCAAGGTGATCGACAAAGAATCGCAAGGATCAGACCGTCGCAGCATATCGAAAGGCGAGCTTCCGCATATTCTCCAGGAAGCTCTAGGCGTCAGTTTTGATCGCTCGATTGGCCACGACTACATCAATGACGCCGATGCTCGCTTCGACTTCTATAACGCTGGGGGTGAACGAGTTCCGTTTGACATCGAAATGCTGAATCGTATTACTGGCGGAGGATTGTTCAGTAAAACCTTGACGATTTGGACTGCAGCGCCTGGAACGGGGAAAACTACTTTCATGTGTCATATGGCTGCTGCTAATATGATGTCAGGTCGCAATGTCCTATACATTACGATGGAAATGGCACAGGAGTTCATCGCGATGCGCATCGACGCGAATCTCCTTGATATTCCGCTCAGCGAAATTCAGAACACGTCCAAGGAGAAGTTCTCGTCGCGCATTGACGACATCAAGCGTCGCACCAAGGCAGACATCATCGTCAAGGAGTTTCCAACTGGCGGCGCCAGTGCCGACAACTTCCGCCATTTACTGGTTGAGTTGGAACAGAAAAAGAACTTCAAGCCGGATGTGATCTATGTGGACTACATGAACATATGTGCGTCTGCGAGATATCGTGGCCAAACCGGAGTCAACTCGTACAATACGGTGAAGTCGATCGGTGAGGAGCTTCGTAGTCTTGCAGTCGAATTTGACGTTCCGCTGATCACTGCAACACAGTTGAATCGTCAAGGCGCAGGTTCGTCCGACCCTGATATGACTGATACCTCGGACAGTTTCGGCACACCCATGGTGGCCGATTTACAACTTGCGATATATAGCACGCCTGAGTTGGAGCAAGACGGAAAGATCATGGTGAAGCAGTTGAAGAACCGTTATAATGGCACTGCGGCCAATCTGAAGTTCATTCTTAACATCGATCGTGACCGCATGAAGTTGTCAGATTCAGAATCATTCTCTCCCGACTTCACTCACACCGACAACACTGTAGTCAAAACTAATGATTCCAGCTCCAAGTCGTTTCAAACATTCGACTTCACCGAATCTGGAGAATGATCATGGATCAGAAGCAGATCGACCAGGGCGCAGTGATCGCCCGCGACGCCTTAGCGTTCGTCACGTTCGTGCGTGGCGATGTCACATACAAACAGGTTCAGGATGCCATGTATGTCATCTTCGGGCCTGAAGTATGTGACCGTCTGAAAGAGTGGTTGTTGCCTCCCCACGACGATACGAAATAGGCCCAATACGCGGTGAACTACCACGCGACTGAAGCCGCGATGGCTTCCTGTTTCATCGGATCGCGCCTAGAGTCAAACATCTGGCTCCCCGGTGTTGGATTCTCCACAGGCTTAAATTCCGGCAGTTCCTGCCGTATCTGTTTCATTGCTTCATCCCGGATGTTCATGGCAGCGTTCAAATCGCGATCGATCTCAAAGCCGCAGTTCTGGCAGTGATAGACTCGCTCTTTCAAACCCATGTCTTGAACCCATCCGCAGCGATTACATGTTTTGGTCGATGGATAAAATCGATCCACCTCAAGCATGTAACCGCTCTTACGCTCCATCTTGTACTTCAACATCTGCTTGAACGTGTACCAACCTTGGCTTGATATAGACCTAGCAAGACAGTGGTTTTTCACCATTCCTGACACGTTCAAGTTTTCCATGCACACGACGTCATAGTTCTTGGTTATCGAACTGCTTGCCTTGTGCAAAAAATCATGTCTGGCGAATCGCAGCCTTTGGTGTGCGATTGCTAGCTTGACTCTGGCTTTCTCTCGGTTGCGGCTTCCTTTGGTTTTTCTGGACAGTTGCCTCTGACGAGCGATAATCCTTTTCTCGTAACGCGAGTAGTCTGGCGACTTGATCACTTCTCCGTCAGATGTCATGGCAAAATCCTTGAGACCTAAATCAATCCCAACTGGTGATTTGACGACATCTAATTTAGATACGTATGCTTGCTCACATACAACGCAAACGTACCACTGTTTTACATCGCGCAAGATGATCAGATGCTTGATGACGCCTTCGATCTTGCGATGCTTCCTGAACCGAATTCTCGACTTCAGCTTGGGTATCATAATCGATCGGCTGCCAACGTCGAAATGTTGCGGTACTACGAACGATGCGCTGGAGTCTTTCCTTGACTTGAACTTCGGAAACCCTTTCTGATTCTTTCCTTTCGACTTGAATGCTGACTTAATTGACGTGTCCAGCCTGTCCACGGAACACTGAAGCGATTGGGAGTTGACATCTTTCAACCACGCGGTGTTACTGTATGTCTTGAGAGTCACCAACCCTTTAGACATTTCCTTGTAGAACACAAACTTTTTGCTATCGTCGTAGCTGGTCTTATTGACGTCCAGGAAGTGATTCCATACCCATCGGCAACAGCCCAGTGTCTGAAGCAAGTGCTGTTCTTGCTCCTTGTTCGGATACAGTCGGAATTTGTAGGATAAATAACTCACGTGATCTATTTATGCTAGCGGAATGTTCATGTTGAAGCGATCTAAATCGTGCGTCCACGACATCACTGTCCACTTGATCTTTACTGTCAAGTATCGCAAAAATCTCTTGATCGGCTACGGCGATGAAGTGAAACAGTTACTTATGGATAGGACTGCTTCATCTACAACGTGGAGTATCACAACAATAGAAGTGGATCAGGATCACGTTCACATGATGATTGACATGCATCCGAACGAGCGAGTATCTAACATCGTTAGACACCTTAAGTCGTACACGTCATACCACATGTGGCAGAATCATCCGAAAGAACTAGCGATGCAATTCTGGAAGCGCAAGATGTTCTGGAGTCCGTCGTATTTCGTATGTTCGGTAGGCGATGCTTCCAGGGAAACTGTCCAGCGATATATCGACGCGCAAGGTTCAAGACCGAGACGCATTCATCCGCGCGCCTAAAGGCACTGCGGGCTTCTGCGTAGCATCGGCTAAATACTATGGTATTCCTATCGGACGCGTGTCATGCGTAAGCTATACGGTGCATTCCTCAATGAAAAGGCTACTCCGGCTGGCAAGCCTGTCGCTGGTGCGGCTGGTGGCAAGGATTCCGGCGCTATGAAGTATGTCAAGCAGGTCCACGGCAAGTGGGCTCTCGTATCACGCAAGTCCGGCCGGCCGTTGAAGTACTTCGACGAGAAGCCATCGCAGGAACAGGCTGATAAAGCGTTGCGCGCTGTTGAGTTCTTCAAGCACGAGTCGGTTGACTTGTCGGCTAAGTTCGGCACAGCTATCAACAAGCTGATAGAGGCCAAGGATGACGATCGCAAGGACGGCAAAGGCGGACGCTCGTTGAAGATGTCCGATCGATTCGACTTCCTGAAGGCCGACAAGGAACATGCTCGCAAGCGTCGTGAACAGAAAGCTGCCCACAAGCGCCACGATCCAGACGAGGATTAGAGATGAAAATATCCAACACTACGTGCAACGGCATGTCCGTGGATTGTAAAGGTATGTCCATGGATGAAATTACGTCCTTGGAGAACAAGTACATGCACATGTATCACTGCGTGGTTCGTGCATGTCCTAATACTGGCACCATATTAATCCACACTGCATTACCGCTGGATGATGTGGACTTGGCGGAAATCGACACCAGAAAAGCTGGAAGTCATGTTGTGGTTTGATATAAGGTGATTGTTGCAGGGTGTGACTGGTCGATGACTTCGCCCGCGATCTGCGTGTGTAGCGACGCCGACGATCCGACGATTGCCAACTGCCAGTTCTACTTCTTCAGCAAGAAGATCATCGAGCCGACCCCGCAGCTGCACCCGTCGCAGCCGTTGGACTGGAGGTGCAACCCGGAACGGTTCTACCTTCACGCTCGCTGGGCTAAAGGCATCCTGACGTCCAACCTCGTAGGGCATGTGTACCTTGAGGGCTATGCGTACTCGTCGCGGGCCGGGATGACGTTTGACATCGGCGAGTCGACTGGTGCGTTGAAGATGATGCTGTGGGAGAACGGAATCGGCTGCACTACAGTATCTCCTACACAGTCAAAGAAACTTGCTACTGGGAAGGGCAACGCGAACAAGGAGCTAATCATGGAAGCGTTCGCCAAAGTCCAACCGTGGAAGGACTTGAAGGGCATTTTGCACGAGACAGAGAAGCAGAACAACCCATCGTCCGACATTGCGGACAGCTACTTCATCATGCAGACTGGGCTGTCGATGCGGTTCAAACACTGAGAGTCAAATGATGTCTCAACATGAAAACATTGCCGCATTCACTGAATTAGGCGTTGAATATCGCCGGATATTCATTGCCGCATTCACTGAATTAGGCGTTGAATATCCGGCGTTCGTGTCGATTGGGCGCGATCCGAAAACTGGTACGTACTCCGTGTTCGTGC